GGCAATTGTTGATAATAGAGAACTGGCGGACTTAAGTAGAATGCCAAAGTAAAATCTTCACCTGCTGCGACGTAACTATACACTTGCACAGGATCCAGTCCAGGAACACATGAGCCTAACAACTCAAATGATTGCTGGTCGTAATCAGGCAATACCCATCTAGTGTTCCTGCGTGCAGGAGCAAATCTCTTATCAGAGTAGAAAGGTATTTCAAATGATTGAACTGGATTCACCTTAGTATTCCAACGAGTGACACCTGATATACCACTAGAGTACTCATTCGTTCGCAACACGTCGTACTTGAGTGTTGCTAACGATGATAAATCAGGATAAATCACTTCATTGGTAGGGATTGAATCTCCTAGTGCAGCGTATGGATTTATACGAGAAACAGACCATGTAGAATCAATGAGCGATGCATACGTACTATCTGCAGCACTCCAAATATTTGGAGTTGTGTCGACAGTATAACGTATGGATCCTCTCCATGCAGCATATCCTCGCTGCAAATAATTCAACAAAGTCATCTTTGCATACGCATATCCTCCTGTTGGTAAATCTTCAATAATATTGTTCTGAGCGTTCGTGAAAGGCGTGTAACCTGGTGTATATGGAAACATATTACGCCTAAAAACAACTATTGCATAGTTACCTAAGAAGGATTCTGTATAATACGTCATTACCTCATGTAAGTTGTATCTTTTTAGTAACGTTCTAAAAGATACTACAGCTTCACCCATATGAATTCGATTGATCAACGAGTCTACAGGACTCTTTGGTCCCATAGTATTCAAAACTGGGGGAGCTGCTACAGGTACATTGTCTATTTCCAAAGACTGAGGTGTAATAGGTGGAGAAAATGCTAAGGATCCCAGATAGTAATCTGTGGGACATGCGACCTCGAAATCATCACAGGCAGAGACAAAAACATTAATCTCAATGTCATTGTCAACAACATCGTTCGGTACTGTTAATTCGTTCACAACATATACAGACAGCGTTCCATTACCTAAAGAAGAACCAATACTACTATAAGGCAAAGGACCTTGACTGTACATAGATGACGAATGAGTACTGGCATAACTATGTGTGCGCCATGGTGTAGATTGGCCCCAACCGACTTCTATCGCAAAATCATTGTTTTCCGCAATGTCCACAATTTGTGTATAAGCCACGTTGTATTCGGAACTACCGGATGCTGGTGTGCCAACCGGGTCATAAACGAACTTCAACCTTCCTTTGTGATAATTACTTGCCACAATTTGGAAACGGTATCTCAATGATCCTTTCCAATATTCGAATGGCATAGTTGCATAGCACACTGCTGGCATGTGAATTTCTGGGTCTGAACCATAGTTTGTATGAACACATGGATCTACTACTATGTTAAACAACAGTAATTCTACCGGCATGCCAACGTACCACGGAAACGAAGTCACGAATGATTCACGCGAAGCAATGCTGTGAATCACCAATTCGTCCCCGGCATCTATACCACAAATGGATGGATCAATGGACAATTCGTTCTTGGTGTCAACAACGAGCCTAACTATGTTTTCAGCTCCATCGGTGTCTGCCATGGACTGGCGAGTCATGGGTTGGAGTGGACATATGCGCGGTTCTGTAGGTTTACTAAAACCAAAAATTGCAGCCATTTTCGCGATCGACCTAGCACCTATCTCAGTTGCTGTAGCGAACCCGCTGATCTGGGGTATCATTTTCAAAGTGCCTGCTACTTTGGCAACAATGGAAGCTGGCTTTGAAACTATGCCCTCATATTCCTGAGCTTGTGGTACGATAGAGCCAGGATTTGTTTGAGTCAAGCCTGTTAATTCAACATTTTCGGCCCAAACAAAAACTGATATGCTAATCGGGGTAGTAGCACCATTGGCATGTTTCAAAGGTTGGATAGATGTAATTGTCATCTGCCCCATATCACGCCATCCTTGTTCTGGGATGTCAAGCATGTTATAGGGAGTAAAGAATGGCAAAAATAATTCTCCACCTTGTGACTCAGTAGGATTCAAATACACGTGCGGCCTTTGGGACGCCTCCACGATATCCGCTTGTATACCTGATCGGATTATAGACACATCATCATCCGCGACTCTTGGGATGTATGATGCTATAGCTCGACCATAGTAAAATGCATTACCGTTCAACATAAACTTAACGCGCAAATTTGCTCGCATCAGTTTATAATTTGAAATCCTATTGATCACTCTCTTGTCTTCAAAATATGCACGCCATGGATCAAAATTGATATACAAAACACCTCCTCCTACACTCCATTCAATCTCTTCGACCTTGATAGGTCGTGAGAAGAAATTCTGTAGATCGGAGTCTTTTGTAAGCGTGTAATCTCGAAGGGGATCACGGTTAGTCCAACCGCGATCGTCAACAAATCCAGGATGGGCATCCGTAAAATGAACATTCTGGCTATTCAGTGACGTAGCTGGTGTCCCATCTTCTGGACCGCCGTCAGACGGCGTTTCCATGGAGTGAGGTAGTATCTCTCCATGGTTCGTGTTATCCAACACTAAAAGGTTCAGAGCACCTTCTAAGCTCCCCAAATATAGAGATTCGGGATTTCTCCTTCCCACCAAAGGGGTCATATAAATAAATACAGGAAAAAGTTTTATAAATAGTACAAATACGTGCATATATAATAACTAAATAAAGAATATGGAATAAATATAATATGTAAGCCTAACTATGCACAGTTGGTATCCAAACATAATATGCAACCTCAGCAATCCAAAATGCTGAGGTGGGGTAATATACAAACCTCAGTCCCACCCTAGGACTGAGGCAACTGATCGCCGTACTTCACATGCCACCCACGCACTCGCTCATCGTAAGATACGAAAGCCTTAGTGGGGCATAATCCAGCAGCACGTGCAACCAGTTTCATTTGCTCCAGTCGTTCCTCATAGTGTTCGCGACCGTAAGCAAACCACTCATGAAGTGCTGTTTCCATACAGGAAACGGCTACTTCCTCTTTTGAAGTGGTCTTCGAACGCACATTTGTGTGCAGAGATTTGAAAATGCTCTTCTCGGTTAATTTTCCGATAGGCACGGGCACTCCATCAATATGAGAGCTTACTCTCTTCAGGAAATCAGCTTTTGATGCATCCAGAAAATCGCAACCTTCGCTAGTCTTATCTGGTGGCGTTATGTTCATGTTATGCTTTCTTAAGAACTGTTGAAAACTATGGAAATTAAAACCTCTATACTCTTCTTTCACAGATCCTAAAAAATCATCACCATATGTCATCGCCGCAACACAACTTCGAAAATCGCGTACTTCTGGATACACTGAAAAGAAACCCATTCTAACATATAATGAACCAGCTACGCTGTTAATGTTCACTGTTATGTTGTTTCCTGAAGTGTTCATATTGAAAGCCATAAGCAAAGTTCCATTCCAATCTATCATTGGATGGACCATATCTGCTATCATGGCCGTCATGATTTTGAGTGCATGTTCGGGATAACCGCCAAGTGCGGCCAATTCTATGAAACTCTTAAGCACAGCTGACACTATTTGAGATGACATACGTACGTCATACTTTTCGTAATCAAGTGCTAATCGTTTCCCATCTTGGCCAAACTTTCCTGCATGATCCATTAGCTCTTTCCACTCAGGTGAAAAACAATTCACTCCTACGGCACTTTCAGACTCCAATGGATGCAACGATAAAAATCGTGCTATTGGTAGAAAGTACATTCGAATAGCTAATGAAAAACATACAGGTGCGGCTTGGAAAACTCGAACTTTTGTTTTTCCTATTGCTGTTGGTTCATCTTTTAGTGTCGCACAGCAAATAGGATATGCTCTTTCGCCTCGTTCCCAACAAGACATCAACCTCTCAAACTCTTTTACAATTTCCGGATCCGGAATGCGGTCTAGTAATCGTTCTCCGTCTCTGTGTTCTGTGAAAAAGCGCGTTTTCTCACCAAAGACGGGAAAGCCCATACTAGTACTCATTATCAACGGGTCTAGGAAACGCTTCCCCGGAATGCCCATGATGGATTCTTTGAATGTCAAAGGCCGAAAATCCTCATATTCTGGATAAGTTTCCATCATATATTCAAGATCTCGCATCCAATCTCTTCGGGCTCTTTCCAGTTCGGAAGGGAGAAACTGGTCCGCAGGGTCTACAATGTACTGTAAAGTTGCATTGTAAGCTTCCCAATTCGGATCCAGCTTGGGAGGTCCATGCTCACACGCTACACCCATAATGTCTGTAACGTGCTGGGACAAAATTGACGGTTCGACACAAGATTTCTGTGTGCTTCTCAAACGAGTTGAACCACACACATGAATCGCTGCATCGGGTCCCAAAGAAGTTATAAACTTCGCCTTGGGATTAACCGTCTCCGATTTGAGCACATCGCGACCAAATTGTTGTTTCGGTAGTTCGGCTGACTGAGCCATCACTACCACGCCGTCTTGTTTTCCAAGCAGCGATATCGCTTCCAAATACCGCGGGAGTGTTAGGGTCTGCATAATACCATAGCCTTTTCCATTACCACCTATGTGGAAACCAAGGATCACAGGGCTATTTTTCTTAGCAGTGACTAAACCCATACACGCACCATCTTTTGCAGAGGTGGCTGTGTAATCTCCTCCTGGCATCGAGCGAAACTTGTGAGCTACTCGTTTCATAGTAGCATTCACAACTTCCACAGTTAGCTGACCATCACTTTCTCTCAAAAAGAAATTGGCCACATTGCTACCTGTGGGTTGATCCACTGGCAGAAAACGCCAAGCACTCTTCACATTATCGAGATTTGGCACATACACCATTCGCATGTCCAACTCTTCAAACAAATATGAATATGTTGAGCGTTCTGCCTTAAAACGGAACCGAGCTCCGGCTCCTTTGGCTGTTTTTACAACCGAAACATTAACCCATGGACAAGGGACTTTAGTCATGTCTCCTCCAGGATAGAATATATGTTCGGGCATCAAAATGAAACCATTTTGCAAACTTACTATATTACAGCCAGTGGTGGTGCCATTGGATCGTTCAAAAGTAGCCCACCACAAATTCTTCGGCAACGTTTCAGTTACCTGATCTGGCGACACGTTCTTGACAGCGGGGTTGCTTTGATATTTGAAACCAACTGAGCCCAACCATCTATCGAACCAGCCTAAAGACTGGTCGATAGAGGCAGGACTCTCTAACCCTTGGGTTTGCAACCTGCGATTGTTCCAAATATGCAACAACTTTACACCAATTACTAATGAAGCAGTCATTAAGGCGTAAGTTGGGATATCGGAATCACGCAACTCCTTAACGTATGCTGGGAGAGCATCCCGGCGCTCGTTATAAGCACGTCGCATCAAGTACTTTCTTCGCAAGTACCCTACCCAAAGGTAAAAAGTGCAAAACGTGTTGATAGCGCACACCCAGAAAACACCAACCCAACTCCTATTACACCACGATAGGAATAAACCAAAGAGCGTGAAATAAAAGAATCGCTTTAAGTGCTTACGAAAATCGTATAGCGCGGCTGCAGTTTGCCACCAAGAAACAGCATATTGAAAATATGTCGATGAATAAACATCTTGGGGAATAAATGCCACAAACCAAGGAGTAATGTAAAAGTCCAAATCACTAAAGATTTCTTTCGCCAACTTCTGAGTGATCATACGCCTGATGGGAGAGTAGCCCACAGCGTAGTTTAACCACTCCAAAGGAGATGTCCAAGAATCAAAATATGAGTATACCGTGGACCTTACAGTATCTGCAAGAATATTAGTTAGTGCTTCATATGCATGAGGCACACACTCATCATTCTGGCAGATACACATTGGCTTGGGTAAGCAACATTCCCCACAATATTCCATTGTGTCAAATTCGTTCGCCTTACTGACCACGCGATCTTGCACTTCCTTGTGCTCACGCGATAATGCTGCAACAACTTGCAAATATTCGGAAAGAGTCATTTCCTCAGTATGAATTGGACCATTAATGGTATCAATATCCATTGGCTCAAAATCGTAATGAACACGTCCTTCGCTTCCTACAAAAGCAATGACGCGTTCAACGGTAATTGACCAGACATCTTTCAAAAGACTCCTGTCTTTTAAAATCTCTGGGTGAGCAGGATTAAGACTTACCGATCCAACTTTCTGAAACTTGGATTGTACCTCCACACTTACGTGATAAAATCTGCGCAAGATAGCTTCAGGAGCATTACTGTAGTAACGAGCATCCAAATCTTTGACATTGGTTGTAACAACACCACACTTGAAGTCGATAAAAACTCTTCCTTTCTCTTGCAGTTCAGCCTTAACGGCTTGTGCTGCCATATTATTGAAGAATTTAATTAACTTACTAGCTGGTGTATCTCCG